CATGCCGCCGCTGATGGCGATAAATTGTGATTGAATTCGTGGAAGTTGTGACATTATTTGCCTAATGATGGAGTGGGTAAGAATCGTTCGCAAAGCAAATGGAGATATTTATCCCATTCATTTTGCCCACGCATAACGAGCTCTTGTGCATTTTGTGACAGGGCTTTACTTTGCATAGCGTAGTACACAATCGCCACATGGAATTGCTTAGGAATAAATGGTGTATCAGAGGACGCTTCTAATTCTTGAAGATTATCACCATCAAAACCATTCCCCCAAAATCGCTTGTTCCATGGGCGTAAGGATTGAATATCCAGCCACGCTTCACGAATTGCATCAACATACTCAAGGTTACGACCAGTTTGATTGGTAACATTATGCGGGCCTTCGCCTGTATCGTTCATTTCACGACGTAACCGTTGAGCAAGTTGCAAGTAATTCATTAGGCATCACCTAATACAGTAATGGAATAGCGAGGAGCAAAGTATTCGCTATAAGTACCGTCTTTGTTTTGTTCAAAGCGATGTTCGCCAGCTTTAGAAAGTAAAACATAAACAGATTCGGGTACGGAAACTTCTTCTCCGCGTTTAATTAATATATCCAAATCATTAAGACCAACATACACATCACTGTTGTCAGTTTCACTTGGCGCAATGATAATTCGCACACGTTTGTTTGCAGATAAAGGCAAATCAGCTGGAGGTGTTTCTTTTGACTTATTTTCTGTTGGTGTATCTGGGCGCACCAAACCAGTAGAACTTTCAAAATCAAGAATAGCCTGAACAAGATCTTCTTTCTTACCATCTTTTTCAATACCGCATTGTTCGCGTAAGTGCGCAACCAACTCTTCTTTTGTGGCTTTTTTCAGATCAATAAATGGATATGACATAGATTTCCTCATTAAAAAAAGAAAGCCCTCACGAGGAGGGCTTGAGTTTCAAATTAAAGTGCGGTTGCGGCGACTTCCAAACGAACTAACCACGCATCATTCAAGATTTTACCAGCCCACCAAGTTTTCCAACCGACGGAACCAGTTTGACCAAGTTCATCACCTTTTTCGGCTTTACCAGGATTGCGTACCAAAATTTGCGCGGCATCTTTGCCTTTTAATGGACAAACTGCATAAGCTTCTTGACCAAAGATCGCGATTTTGTACACGTCCGCATTTGAACCGCCAGTGGATAACACTTTACCAGCGGCGGATGCACCTGCATTTGCTGTTGGGGTAAGCAATGGCGTGGTGATAAAACGCACATTTTCTACTGTACCGAACTCTTGCGGAACAATTGGCTGACGAGAGCCATATTCAGCAACTGGGGTAAACCCTGGCAAATTGCGAATATCCGCTTCCAAGTCTGTGTGACAAACAGCAATATAGGCTGCTTCAATCGGTTTAGTACCGTATTTAATTGAACCATCCAAAATATTAGTTTTTTTCTTCGCACGGTTACGTTGTAATTTACGCACGGCTGCACGAACGTGCTCTAATTTCAAAGCTGTATTGACTTGTGAGGTTCCTGAACCGTTAGCAAAAATCACGTTAGTACCACCACTGATTGCCCCCCACGTTGCAAGCTCAGTAGTTTCTGCTGCTTGCTCCCCAGAAAGCATGGTCATGTCGGACAATACAGGATCTTCGTGAGTATCTTGAATCACATCGGTGATTTCAGTCCACGCACCAAATTGTTGTAAACGACATTCCACATCTTCATACACCATTTTTTGGGATTCAGGGCGAACACCTTCAGTTAATGGAGTTAAAGCCGGTGCGAATGGTTTCGGACGGCGGAATTTAATCACTTGGGATTTGTTTTGTGGAATCGGTTTGGTTTGACCAAGTTTAGTCAAAATCAATACTGGTTCAGCATGCGCTAACATTTTAGCTTCTGCATATACTTGTGTGCGTTGAGAAATATCCGTAGATTTAGTTGTAGCCATAATAATTTTCCTCAAATGAACTAACTATCGCTGCTTAGCAAATTGAGCAGCTAATTGATCGAATAACGCATCTTCGTCAATTTCATCACCACCTTTTGGTGCGCTACGCCCCGTTGGGAGTGACATGGCGGATAATTGTTGAGAGCGTTTATTACGTTGCTCAGTGATGGAGGATGTCGCACGTTTGTACTCGTTGAGTAAATAAATCGCATCTTGCGGATCGTCAGAGCTAAACATTGCTTTAACGCCATTTGGCTGCGTATCTACCCAACGATGGAACATAGGGTCGCGCAAGATATTGTCTGCATCAGGAACAGCTTGAGTGACTAAAGAAATAGAGGTATCAAGTTGTTGCTGTGCAAAATCTTGAACGTTGGCTTCCACCATTTGAGCGATTGGTGCAGAAACATCTTCAAGGCGTTTATTTTGTCCGGCAATAATGCGGGACAATAACTCTGCAACTTCAGGATAATCAGCACGCAAACTTTCCAACTCTCCCTCAAAGGAAGGTTGGTTTTGTTTGAGCTGTTCTAGAGCGACTTGTGCTTGTTGATATTTCTTTGCGAACGCACCAGCACGACCACGATGAGATTTAGCCATGTGTTCGTAGCGTTCTTTATCTGCTTTCATTGAGCGGAAATGCTCTTTCACTTCGTCCGTGGCATTTGCTAACCATTCAGGCTCTTCCTCTTTTGCTTCCGGCGCTTGCGGGTTGCTTTCTTGAGGAGGATTTTCTCCACGCTGATCAGGCGCAGGCTGATTGTTGTCATTTGCAACAGACGGCTCGTTGTCGGCAGTTAGTCCACCTGATTCAAGTTGATTAGCGGCTTCGTCAAAAGCGGCGTCAGCATTAAATTCTGCGGTGTCTTGATTTTCCATGTATTACCTCGTTAAGCAGCATAAGGCGGCTTGTGATAATGCGTTAATAAAAAAACCCGCTGAAATTAGCGGGCCTGTAATGTTGGGGCTAGTTCACAAACAAGATCTTGCAGTTCTTTTATTCTTCCTCGAAGAACATTGTATTGTTGCGGTGTTAAACCTTCACCACATAAATCTTGTTTATACTCAATAACTCGAGTATTCAGATAAACAATTAAAGATTTTTTATCTGCTTCATTTTGCAATTTTAGCTTTTGCATAAAAACTCCAATAAAAAACCGAACTGTATTTCTACAATTCGGCTATTGTGGAGAATTCTACTGCAAAATTTTTTATTGTCAATAGATTAATTTGTGTTCAAACCCTCCATTATACGGTATTTATGTAACATTTTGGCTTGTACTCTGCTCATATCTTTATTGTAACGTTTAATGCCATTCTCATAAGCAATTGCACTAATTTTGCCTGAGCGCAATGAACGAGTTAGATTAGCTTTTTCACTTCTTGCTTTCTTAACAATACTCTCTTCTTGCTCATGGAATTTAATGAGTTTCATCTTGTCGGCATCTAACCAATTACTCAACTCATTGCGTTCTTTGCGAGATTTGTATTCTTTATAAACACTTCCAGCCTCTTCGCTTGCCTCATAGTAACGGCTTTGAATAGCAAATTCGTTTGTTGTGCCAATGAATTGATTTAAAAATGGCGTACGTGCTTTTCTTCCAAGCTCTTCACGATTAGGATTTTCCACAAATACAGTATTCAACTCTTTAAGACTACCAAGCATTGAGCTGTAACCGTCAAACAAGTTTTTAATTTGCTCAGGGTGCATATCAATACCCATTGTATCGTTTAGATTAATCGCCACATCTTTCCAAAATTGAGCAGTTGTCGCCTTAGATTGCTCTGCTTTTAATTTATCATCACGCACATAGTTAGTTGTGATCTTATTACCAAAAGCAGATCGATTTACAACGTTTTGCATAATTGGTTGCAAAATAGTTGGCGTTACGGTTAATGCGATTTTTTCCATTGGATATTTTGCTGCTGAAATTTCAGATGGAGATACTGGAGAAAATGTTTTCAATGAATGCACTAGCATATTTGCACCAGCCTCAGTCAATGAAATATCACCAACAGCACCTTTTACAATATTTGTTGAAAAGTTCCAAGCCATTTGCGCCATACCAAAACCAACTGGAATTTTAAAATATTTCCCCTCACCTAGTGGAATCGGGATATATCGAGTGATGTCGCCAAGTTGATCCATTTTATTCCCGCCCTCATCCTCATCATCCATTGAGCGCAACACAGTATAAAGTGAAGTCATTACCGCCATATATCCAATAAAGCGGATTTGCCCTTTACGAGTTGATAGATAACGCATTAAGTTGGCCGCACCCATTACAGTCGGTTGCGAGAACATATACAAGGCTTTAATACCACGCATTTTTGATCCAGTTTTGCGGAAGTTGGTTAATTCGAGCGTTGTCGCCGCCGCTTGTTTTGAATCAATGCCGTTATCAACTAGCGCTTTATAGGATGCTAACGCTGACACTGTATCAAACATCTTATTGTAACCCTCAAGCACCTTGCCAACTTTCTCAAGTTTGCTGGCTAGTGGATTATTCTCCTTGCGCAATTTCTTAATTAAATCAACTTCTGATTTATCGAGATAAGTACCATAGTTTGATACTCCCCCCTCTTTTAGAAGTTGTTTTAACATTCGCTCTGCTGGAACGCTATCACGCAATTCTTGACCAAACCCAAGGCGTTTAGTTGCTTGCCATACTTCCTTATCAGCCAGTGCATTTTTAATCGTATCACGACCGATTTTATCCATTGTTTTGCTATCAACTAGGCGATTATTTTTATCGTAAAGTTTTTGCACTCGGATAAATTCTGATTTTTCCCAAGTGTCACGCAACATATTCATCGGCGCAAAAGTGACAGTCCATTGTGTAACACCTCGAGCATACCATCCTGTCGGTTTAGAAATGACTTTCAAGAAAGCATTGGCGTGTTCAACGTTGTCATTACGCAATGATTCCATCGCTTGAGTTGGCAATTCATACTCATAATAATCACTGCCCTCTTTACGGATAAGCACGTTGTCGCTTGAGCGTGTTAAGCCTTGCATTTTGCGTTTGCTAATACCTAAATTTGCAGTTGCTTGTTCTCTTGCCTCTGCATCAGAATAGCCTTTATCTTTCAATAAAGTCACTTCTGTTTCGAACAAGTCATCAATTCTAGATTTAAACTCAGCAAAGCCGGCATAGGTGGTGGATTTACCGATTGACTTCCAAACAGCATCAATCGCATCTTCAGCCTCAGACCTTGTACGACCTTTTAATGTTTTATCTCGAGCAATATTGAGTGCGTTTGAGCCAGCACCTGAGATAATATCAACATCTACATCAGCATTAGGATCACCGGTTAAAGGAACATAATGGCGATTTGATTTGTATTCTTGATATTCTGATTCAGTATATCGACCACTTGCACGATCAATGTCTAATCTTGATTGATTAAGATCGTAAACCATCTCAGCAATTGATTCTAAATTAGATTTACTAATACGTTGTTCAGTATTCTTCATAATCAATTCAGCTTCTGGAATTGACCAACCTCCAGCGACCCCAACTTTAAAGCGATTACCTTTGTTTTTATAATCTGTGTTGTAAATATCAGACTTACGGTTATCGTATTGCTCTTTTGCTTTTAGATAAGCCTCATTTAAGCGACGAACTTCTACACTGGTACCGTTTTGTTTAGCGTTATCCAATAAGCGTTTTGTATCACGCATTACTTTTTCATCACGATTTAATAAATCAATGTTTTTCTCAATGGAATAGCGAGCCGAAATCCAGTTACCGACTAATCGTTTCATTGTTAATTCATCGATCGGATGTTTGCTTTTCTTGGTCTCTTTAGATAAAGCGGCAATTTTAGATAGGATAGGTTTTAAATACGCCTGTTCTAATTCTGAATTTAGCGCATCACGTTTACCCTTGGCGGTGTACATCGCATCTTTCAATCTGCGTTTTTCGTGATCTCGACTGCTCGTATTCCCTGTTTGATCTTCAAGATGCATTGAATCAATCCAGTCATTCACTGGGCGCAAGCTATCAGCGAACCATTCATCCACTTTGCCCACTACCTGATTAAAGCGTTCTTTAAAGCTTGAATAGTCTTTCGCTTTTAAATCATCCCAAAGACTTGGTTCGCTTTTAGCTTTGGCTGTCTGAGAAAGATCGAGGGCGGATTGAGCTGTATTGGTGCGGGAGAAACGAATATCGGCGTTTTCTGAAGAAAAGTCCCCATTATTATTCGTTGCAGATTTAATCTGATGTGGCTCAAATACCACATATGCTACCCCATCTTTACCGCTTGCTTTGTCTCTCCCTGGCACAATGAAACCATCAATGCCTTCATTTTTAATAAAACGTTGCATACCTTCTGATTTATTATCAGGCAGCGCTATTGCAAAATCGGTCTTTTCGTTAAATCTTTTTGTGTCGGCTATGAATCCATTAAGCAATTCCTCCGCCTGACGTTGAGCTTCGGCTTCATCAAATCCAAAAGAAAGGAATTCTTGTTTATTGGCTTCAACGGCTTGTTCATGTGTTACATTGCGAAAATCTAATGGTTTTTCCATTTTAAGGTAAACTGCATAAGTATTTTCTTTGCCACCACGTTCTTGCGTGCGACGATTCGCATAACTGTTGGCAATATCTTCGCTTGAAAAATAAAAGCCCGCACCGAGATTATCAATATCAATTTTGCTCTTATCAAAGATGGTAAAGTTAGCATTTGAACCGTGATAAACAACAAGCGGATTGCCATTTTCATCAACAACCTTACTGTTACCAAACCAACGTTTGAAATTATCTGAATGGATTTGCTGATCGCTTTCACCCTGTGCATCTTGCAAAATTTGCAATAAGCGCTTATCATTGACGTCAAATAAAGGCGATTGATTAGAAATCTCCGCACTAGATAAGCGAGAGGTCATTTCTAAAAGATCGCCTTTTTCAATTTTCGTCAATTTATGGTCGTAGTATTTATCGCCAGTGGTAGCAATTCCTACTGAGGCTCTTACGGTGTAATCAGATCCGCCAATATTTAGCCCAGCTATATAATACTCATATTCTTTGATGTCAGGATTTTTGACTAAATCTTCATTTGGCAAAGTATCGATATAAGTCGAATTTTCAATAATCTGAGGGATAGCAGCAATACTTTGTAAGTGTTCGGGATTGCTGATATCGTGATGCAGTACTTCGGTTACGCCAGCTCTCCCTAATGAAATTTCACGACCAGTATCCTCATTAACATAAGAACCTCGCAGTGTTTTACCATATTCCATTGCATTACGACGATATTGTCTAAAATCTTCGCTTGGCTCAATTTCTCTTCCTGAAATTCGGATGGTTTCCGCCTCACGTAACTTTTCCAAGCTTTCAGCTTTAGAGCGTGATTGTGCACGACTAAAACGAATATCATCATTTTCTTTGGAGAATGCACCTGTGTTATCGGTGGCGGATTTGATTTGGTTGGAATCAAAGGCGACAATTTCTTGTCTGTTAGGATATAAAATTCCATCATAACCGGCATCTTTTAGTATTGAACTTAAAGCTCCAGCATATTGGCTTCTCACCGAAAATGAATTTCCTACATTGAAAATAAAAGGATCAACTGTATAATCTTCGTAACCTTGTTCAGAGAGTTTATTTGTTAAATGCTTAGCAACTTCCTCAGCAGAAGTAAAATCACTAGGTCTAAATGGATTCTTTAATGATACATACGCACCAATAATTTTTTCTCCATACGATTCTGAGGTTGTTCTATTTGGAGAAAAGTAGAACCCTTTTCCTCTTAACCCTTTATCATTTCCTGCGCCCGCTTTATTCTTGTCAAATACATTAAATTCCGCACCTGTTCCGTGATACGCAACCAATGGCTCACCAGTTCTCTCATTCACGACCTTACTTGCATTTTCAGGATCGTTTTCCCAATCCCCAAACCACGCTTTAAACTCAGGTGTTCGAACTTGTTTCCATTGATGAAATGTGAGTTCGGTTTCGGCATTTTCTTTGGCTTGATTGTAGTGATCTTTTGTTAGCTCTTCGTTTCGACTAAAGCGAACATCGCCATTTTCATTTAATTCCCCGACCGCACTTTCTTTGATTTTAGCAACCAAATTCAATACATCTTCATCGGAGAATTGTGCGGCACGTTCGGCACCAAAGATTTTTGATAAGAATTCTTTAATTCGTTGTGCGGTCATTGCTAACCATGATTTAGTTGATTGTCTTTGACCTTTTTTAATCTCTACACCGTAACGGCTTTCAAGCTCATTCCATTTACCGGTTTCATTTGCCGCCATGATTTCAGCGATGGCTTCTTCAATTGCCACTGTGCGATTTGTTGCAGCTAAATCATCTGTGCCTTTACGCTGTGTTTGAATAGCATCGGCAATTTGACTCACGGCTTTATTCTTGCCAACTTCGGCCATAAGGTTGTCATAAGTGCCTTTGTAGCCAACATTGATTCCACGGTGCGCCATTTCGTGCCATGCAACGAACTGTAAGCGTTCATCTTTGGTCATGGTTTTGGTTGGTTTAATACTGTCGGCAACAATAGTGATTTTGCCTGTTTTCGGATTAAACCAACCTTCCACATCGGAGGTGATTAAGTTCTTCACGTCTTTTGGTGGGTTAGCAAGGATCGTAACTTCAATATGTTCTGTCGCTTTGCCAAAGGTTTGGCGTAAGATTTCTTGAGTGCGCTGAATATCAGGATTAGCTGTAGATTCTTGATTGTTTTTTGCGCTTAGATATTGACTTAGTTCTGCCTCGGTTTTAATATTGGACACAGAAAGGTTATCTACACTAGTGAGCGACGATGGCAATTGAAGCCCAGCAGTCCTAGCAAATTGGTAACTTTTTATGGAGTTAGTTTCTGATAATGGTGATCGCAATTGAAGCGTAAGATTATCTAAGAAATTGGCTCCTTTTTTCTTATTCCAATAAAGCAAGTCATTTTCTAATCCGCGTTGAATTTGCGAATTATTTCGTCCATATACACTAGCAATATTAATTAATTCAATTCCTTGTGAAGTTTGCTTTAAATGCAAGGCTGAAACAACAGGCTTGTTGATTCCATTCACATTTTCCATTAACTCTGTTAAAACCACATAACCATTTTGTTGCGTACTGGATTTCATTACCGCCACAGGATCGTTAATTTGTTTTGGTAACTGTTTTAATGTTTCAGCCGTCACATTATGTTTTCCTAACATTACTTTTTTTAATACTGCGCCACTGATTACCACATTAGCATCAGGAAGCCCCAGCATCTTTAATACACTAGGCGTTGTTCCGACCTCTATAATTTGTGATGAAAATTTACCATTAGCTACATCATCCACCGCTTTCACAAAATCAGAATTATCGGATTCATTTAGGCTTAATCGAATAGCTTCATCTGTATTTTTCGCTTGCTGCAACGAGCCTAATTTATCAAACTCTACATCGCCGAACATGCTGGCTTGTGATAGATTACCTTGCATTTGCGCTTGGTCAAAGTAAGCACCTAACACTTGCGCAATGCGTTTCCCACTGCGACGATTTTCATCAAAGATAGTCAAAATCTCTCGCGCTTCTGGGGTCAAATCACCAACAAAATCATTCTGCGCAAGATAATCACTGATTTTGTAACCTTGTTCGTTGAGCTGATTGTATTTTTCTACTGCTTGGATAATATCGTGAGAAATACTCACGTCAGAAAGCACGCCTGAATTAATATCTTGTTGAGTTTGAGCCACTTTAGGTGCCAGTGCGGTTAAGGCATTAAGTACGTTTTTAGCCCCTTGGTCAGTGTTCTCAATCAATCTTGATAATGTTTGACTGTCACCATAGGCTTGATACAGCATTGCATTACGAATACGTTGAACGCCTGTTTGGCTCAAATTACCTTTACTATCTAATAATTCATTTCGGAGGTTTTCTGGCTGATTTTGAATAAATTGACGAATGAATTGCTGATTATCAGTAGAATTAATTTCACTGTGTTCATCGGCAACAAAAGAGTCCATACTTGGTAAGCGGCGAGCATCGACTTTTGCTTGCTCCAATTCAGACATGCGCATTCCACCTTGCTCGTTGGAATTAATTGCGACTTGTGCAATATCTACTGGCGAAGTTAAGCGGCGAACAAGCACAGGGTTTTCCACGGCATCTAGCTGAGCTGAATCAACACCAAAACGATCGGCATTATCTTTTAAGAATTGGCGATAACCTTCTGCACCGCCTTCTTGATAGGCTTGGCGAAGAGCCATTGAACGACCATTACCAGCAATGATAGTTTTACCGTCTAAAGCAAGCAGTGGCGCACCAATATCCATGGTTGGGCTTGCAGCCAATTTACGTGGATCTAAATTACGTGCAATGTTGTTAATTTGTGATTGGCTTGCTGTTCTGTCACGATCGCGGAATTGGTTGTCATCTTTTTGTTGCGTAGGGGAAAGTGTAGTCGCATCTACCACTTCATATTGGAAAGGCTGATAGTTTCCATTGCCCACATCGATTTCATCGCTCACGCCCTCAATAACGCCCTCACGACTCGTTGGTGCGATATTTGCCTCAGATTGTAGGTTGCTTGTCGTCGCATTAAAGTGCGGTTGATTTTCACCATATTCTTTCGCTTTTTCAGCGTAATCTTCTAGCCATTGACGCATAGCCTTACCATCTTGCGGATCGATACCGTAAGCCTGTGCAATATTGCGCACTTCATCGAACGCACGACCAATCACATAGTCTTTTTTCGCTTGAACATTATCGAACACCATTGGCGTATCCATAAATTCATTCGCACGAGAAAGATTATTATTGTGGAATTGCCCTAAGATTGAGTGTAATTCAAGCGCACGCTCTAATTTAGGATCGACTTGGAAGGCAGAATTTACATCTTGAGCTTGCTTGGTTTCTTCTCCAAAGAATTCTGATTCAAATTTTGCTTTCGCTTGTTGTTGTGCCAACGCATTTTCTTCAGCTTGTCGCACACGTGCATTAGCAATACCTGCGTTATTTAAGGCTTGAACACGGCTCGCTGAAACTAGTTCACTTAATTCAGTTGCGCCTTGATTGAGCATATCAACATAGTTTCTTAACTG